ACTATAGATTAAATGAGAACAACGAGCTTGTATTAGTAGGAAAAAGTCATTGGGTTGGAGATTTCGAAACTGGCGAATTCAAAATGACACACGGAGCAGTCACGCCAACACTTGCAAATATGTATATGAAATTGTGTGAACGATATGCTACTCGCTCTAATTGGAGAGGATATTGTGTTGATAATGAAACGGAAGCACTAACACAACGTGGGTGGCTTCCTGGTACCAAAATCAATGAAGATGACATTATTTTATCATACGATGATGGAAATATGAAATGGTCTAACATTAAATCTATATTCAGAGATCAATTTAATGGGTTGATGCATAAACTTGATGTTAGGGGCATGGACGCACTTATTACACCAGAACATAAATTAGTCACAGAACGAGGATTAGTAAAAGTTGAATATTTATTAGAATCAGATAAAGTAATTCTAATGGGTGATGCTGTTAAAAGTAAACAAAAGAAAGTATATTCAAATAGTTTTGTTGAATTGATTGGATGGATTGTCACTGAGGGTACCTTTCAAATTAAAAAAAGATCAGTTCAAATTTATCAAAATGAAGGGTTGCATGCAATGCGGATTAGAGCTTGCTTGAATGATCTTAATTATGTATTCACTGAGCATTCTCCCAAAAAGTGTATATCATTTAATATTTGGAAAAGATCAACTGATGATATTTTCAATGCTATACCTGATAAGAATCTTAATATGGAATTTATCCTTGCTCTTACTGCAAAACAACGATTATTATTAATTGATACTATGATTGCTGGCGATGGTTGGCAACGTGGTAAAAATAGATCCTATTGCCAAAAAGATATACATCATAGTAAATTATTTCAAGCATTATGCGCAATATCTGGAATTAAAACCAATTTGAACTATAATGATATTGTATCATATGGCAAAGAGACATTTATACACACAATAAATTTATTTTCTAAACGTGGGAACTCCACAAGGGGTAGTTGTATTGACATGCACGGTGGGAAACGAAATGGAAAAATTAAAGGTAGAGGCAAAGCATTGCATCCAAATATGCCAACCACAGCGTATAAAGGGTTGGTTTGGTGTCCAGAAACCGAATATGGATGTTTTTTAGCAAGACGTAATGGCAAGGTGTATTTAACTGGCAATACATATAATGACGAGATGCGAGGGCAAGCATTACTACAATTGAGCCAGGTTGGCCTACAATTTAATGAGGCTAAATCACAAAACCCTTTTGCGTATTATACAGCGGTTGTGACTAATTCATTTACTCGAGTATTGAATATAGAGAAGAAGATGCAAAATATCCGTGATGATATTTTAGAAGAGAATGGATTGACACCTTCATCGACCAGACAATTTAATAATGAGAATCAAAATACCAATAAATATGATTATTACAAAAAAAACTAAATGATATAACATATTTAATATAGAAGAAAAGTTAATTCACCGTATTGATTGCTTCTTTGTGTATTTCTGTGTATACTGTTGATACTTATATAAGGAACGAAAATGAAAAGCAATGAAGTAACTAAAACCCGTGGTACATACGCTGGAATGAAATTTGATTCAGATTCAGTAGCAAAATTAATATCATTTGCTGAAGATAATGATATACCGAAGATATTATCAGCAAATGAATTTCATACTACATTATTATATTCAAGAAAATATCTCCCAAATTATGAACCCATTGGTATGCTTGATGAACCACTTGAAGCCTCTGCTATGAATTTTGAAATATGGGATAGTCCTGCTAATGCCTTTAAGGATGAAGCGACCAGATGCCTTATTTTGAAAATGGAATGTCCAGAACAAGTTCAGAGATTTAATTTCTTGATGGATGAACATGGCGCGTCGTATGATTATGACGAATATATCCCGCATACTACATTGTCGTATGATGTTGGTGATGATTTTAAACTGGACTCTATACAAACTGATTTATCTGAATTAAATCCATTATATTTTGTTGAAGAATATTCTGAGATATTAGATTTGGATAAAACATATGACAAATAATTTATTCAAAAAGGCAGTTGTCTTTGGGGATATCCATTTTGGATTAAAAGGGAATAGCACACAACATAATGAGGATTGCTTAAATTATGTAAAATGGATGATAGAAACAGCAAAAGAAAATGGATGTGAGACTTGCCTTTTCCTTGGTGATTATCATCATAATCGATCCAGCATTAATTTACGAACGCTGAACTACTCCGTGCAAGCCTTAAAATTACTTAATGATGCTTTTGAAAAAACGTATGTAATAATAGGTAACCATGATTTATTCTTTAGAGATAAGCGGGATATACACGGTGTGGAATGGGGGAATCATCTACCTAATATAGAAATTATCAATAGCGTAATTGTGAAAGATAATGTTGCCATTGTGCCGTGGCTAATTGGTGACGATTACAAAAGAGTTCAAAAAATAAAAGCAAAATATATGTTCGGACATTTTGAGTTACCACATTTTAAAATGAATGCTTTGGTAGAAATGCCAGACACTGGGCAAATTGATTCAAGAGATATGGGTAAAGTTGACCACGTTTATTCTGGACATTTCCATTTAAGACAAACCAGAGGCAATGTTACATATATAGGTAATGCGTTCCCACATAATTTTGCTGATGTTGGCGATAATAAACGTGGCTGTATGATGTTGGAATGGGGTGAAGAGCCTACTTTTGTTTCATGGCCAGGACAGCCATTATATACGGTGTGTAATTTAAGTGAATTGATTGACCACGGTGATGATATTCTCACCGAGCACATGTATGTGAAGGTTAATATTGATATTCCCATTTCATATGAAGAATCAAATTTCTTAAAAGAAACATTCTTAACGAAGTATAAATTAAGAGATATCTCATTAATTCCAGTCCGGGAAAAAGAATATGAAGAAGATAATGCTGAAGCCATTACATTTAATAGTATAGACACTATAATTGGTGAACAAATACAAGCTATTGAAAGTGAGTTCTATAAGCCAGACATTCTAATGAAAATATATAATGAACTTTAATAAAATTAAATGGAGTAAAAAGATTTGATAACTATTCGTAACTTAACAGTGAAGAATTTTATGTCTGTGGGTGCAGCCAGTCAAGCTATTGGGTTTGATCGCGATGATTTAACATTAGTGCTGGGGGAAAATTTAGACCTTGGATCTAATGGAGCAAGAAATGGTGTAGGTAAAACCACAATTATTAATGCGTTAAGTTATGCGTTATACGGCACGGCTCTTACTAATATTAAGCGGAATAACCTTATTAACAAAACTAACGGTAAAAATATGATGGTTAGTATTGAGTTTGCTGTTAATTCTATTATATACCGTATAGAACGAGGTCGCAAACCAAATGTATTAAAATTCTTTAAGGATAATATAGAACAAGAAGATGATGACGCTCGTGGAGAAATGAGAGACACACAAAGAGAAATTGTTTCTCTATTAGGGATCAGTCACGAGATGTTTAAACACACTGTGGCATTAAATACTTATACTACGCCATTTCTATCATTGCGAGCAAGTGATCAAAAGAATTTAATTGAAGAATTGTTAGGCATTACATTACTAACTGAGAAAGCAGACAAATTAAAAGATCAGCATAAAAAATTCAAAACATTGATATCAGAAGAAGAATTTCGTATAAACATGGTAATTGATGCTAATAACCATATTGAAGATCAAATTAAGTCCTTAGAACGCAGACAAAAAATGTGGGCTACTAAGAAAAACGATAATGTCAATTCGCTAACTGATTCAATATCTACTCTAATGGATTTGGATATTGATAATGAATTTCAACTCCATAGTGCATTGGAAACGTATAATAAAAATAAAAAAAGCATAACCGAATGCAATAAATGGATAGCACAAATTGTAAGGGAAGATAGAAATTTATTGAAAACTCTAAATGCCCTTGAAACAGATTTAGAAAAAATTAAAAAACATGAGTGTCATGCTTGTGGACAAACGATTCATGATGATAAACAGGAAGAGAATCTGGCTCATAAAGAAACGCTGATATCAGAAACCGCAGGCCAACTTTTGGTTCTGGAAACACAAGAACAAGAACACAAACTGAAACTTGCTGAGATTGGCGATATTGGAGATAAACCTGCACCTTTTTACAGCACAGTGGAGGAAGCTCATAATCACCAAAGCTCTTTCAAAACACTTGCGGCTCAATTGGAAACTGCGATGGACAGTGAAGATCCATACACGGACCAAATAGACGATATGAGGAACAAAGCGATTAGGGAAATTTCGTATGATGAACTAAACGACCTTACTAATATACGGGATCATCAAGGATTTTTACTAAAATTATTGACCAGTAAAGATAGTTTTATAAGACGTAAAATTATAGAACAGAATTTATCATACTTAAATAACAGACTGGGTTATTATTTAGATGAAATTAAATTACCGCATCAAGTAAAGTTCCTATCAGACCTTAGTGTGGAAATTACAGAACTTGGAAGAGAATTAGATTTTGATAATCTGTCACGTGGTGAACGAACACGATTGATCTTATCCCTTAGTTGGGCTTTTAGAGATGTATACGAAAGTATGTTTGATCATATCAATCTATTATTCATTGATGAATTAATCGATAGTGGATTAGATTCTGATGGTGTTGAAAATTCAGTTAAAATTATGAAAAGTATGGCACGGACAAGGAAAAAATCTGTTTGGTTGGTTTCGCATAGAGATGAATTACTTAGCCGTGTTAACAATACACTTACAGTTAAAAAATATGGGGGCTTTACGTCATTTGAGTCTATGTTGGGATAATTACTTATAATAAAAATTAGTAATACTGAACTCTTCAAATAATTTTTTAGCAGTTTTGGTTAACTTACGAGATTTGGGATAAACCGGGACTTTGCGTTTAGGATATGATTTCTTAAACTGCTTGATCATTTTGTTCCAACTGGACTTTTTAATTTTAGGGACTCGAGGAACTTCTGTTGGATGAATAAAATAGTTTTCATCTTCACAATAAGCGCCATCTTCTAAATAATCTGCTAAGTTGCGTAAGAAGGTGGGCAAGTCTATTGGGTGTTTAGATGTATCGGCACCAAATAGTCGTTTCCAATTGTTTGTAATCTTACCCTCAATTGAATTTGCTCTGAACTCAACAGCATTACGGATTGTTCCTTTATCTTTTGCATAGGGTTCAGAGTTTAATTTGTGTATGTGATCCAGGGCCATTTTCTCAAGAGGAACTGGCACGCCAAGTAATGGACAGATTCCATCATTTTGGTGAAATAATTTTTCTTTTAATATCTTGATATCTTTGGGTTTCATTTCAATAAAGGTCATACAAGTATTTATAGGGTATAAATAGAGTTACAATGAAAACACGAAAAGCAAAAAGAGGAAGAACTATTTGCCAATGTGAAGGGGAGTTAGAAACGTGTGAAGAGCACACTGTTTACCAGCATATAGATGGTGGGGAACAGATTCCATACACGATTGAATTTCAGATATGTGTTGAATGTGGACAGGACTATGTTCTTCGTGCTTCAATACTAAAAAACGAAAACAATTTAACGCAAGCTAAATTGGAAGCCACAGTAGCATACAAAATGAAAAAGTGGTTAAATGCTAATCAAAAAGATTGACATTTTAAAAAAATATGCTATACTTAAACAAAGATTTAAGCATAATACGTTACTACAAATATTATGCTGTACACCATAACTAAACGTACAAATAGACTATAGGTACCAACCCCTTTAATGTTGGGCTATGACGTTAGGCTGTAAGAAGCCGATCCGCGTCCTCTGGTAAATCTGGGTTGTCTATTCTCAGGGCTAATGAACTACCCTTAATAGGGCGCCCAAGTATGCCATGGTTAGTAATATATCGTCCAAATTAGAACCCTAGACTTTGCGATATGTTAGGTAATACTTTAAAACTTAATAGGAGAACACGGCACCGTCAAGATCGGATCCTGCCTATATTGAGTTTCATTAGTTTAAGCTATATCACATCAACGCCTAATCCGTGTTGTTAAGTGTTCTAAAGAGAATGGTCTTAGTAGAACCCTACACTAAGACAGTGGAACGCATTTTATAGTGAGTGGTCGTCTCTCATGTAATATGAGAACAAGATTAGTAAAAGTGAGTGGGAATAACCGAGGTTAGAGTTTTTAGCCACCCCACAAAGAACTAACCGCTGGTTGTATGGCTGTTAAATTCTTACGTTATTGAATATGATGCAAATGAAGCTAATATTCCGGTTCGCAATTAAAAGAGAGACCGTAAAACCTGCTCTGGCCTAAGTAATTGGGTGTTGTTATACAACCTGCGTCTAGTAGTATAGAGTTTTTGCAGACACGAACTTTCAAAAGTTCGGTTCTGCGGCTAAAGAAAAGTGTATCGGTTAGTGTCGCTGTGTGGATAAAAACAAATCAAAAGCCTAACTATAAAAAGCTATCTGAAGTAAAAACTTCTTTTAACTATATAATTCATTATAATTATATAGACTATATGATTTCATCATATAGTTATAAGATAATTGCTATCGCAATATCTTTATTTACTTCGTAATTAATTCGTTTTTAATAATATATATTTAATTATTCTTATATAATAGTTAATATATTGTATAAAAGACTAATATCCAGTCTAAAACTATCAGCTATTAATTACTGGTAATTTTTAATTACCAAGTAATTCATTGATGAGTTAGTTGAGAATCAACTAACTGCCATTATACTTTCATCATATCTAATTGTTATATAAATGGATAGCAACGACTGAAATGAATACAAAAAAAAATATCCAGCAATACAGGTGGCTAAATACACATATACGTAATACAACCGGGGAATTATTAAGTGTTAGACTATATACAGATAAAATTAATTAGACAATTAGGTGATACATTTTACCTAAGCAAGCCGATTTGGAAGAAAGTATATGATAAAAAACCTAAACCCAAAAGACGATATCAAAGTAAAAAAACATATTCTAAAAAAATGAAAAATAAAGGGTCAACTTATGTTACACATAAAACATATCAATTATATGTTGCGGATACAGATATGTATATAGTTAAGGTAGACAATGATGATATAAAAAGGATGCATAGTTCAGGACTAACCGTTCTTGCTGAGAAAAATGGCTTTCCTGTATATGTGTAATTAAAAATACGGTATTCCGACTTTTTGAGTCGTTTCTAAATTCTCTTTTGATAGTTTAGCTATTAATTCACGCTCATTGCGGCTCATATTCATTACATCATTATATTGAACACCACCACGCATCGCCCACGTAAGGTCTAACACATTCTTTCTTATGTCACTGACTTCCTTGTCTAAACTGTCAACATAATCCAGAATTTCGTTACCTTTAAGAATTAACAGCTTCATCCGAAAAAACTTGTCATATCCAGTGTAAAAGGTTGTTCATATTCATAGCCACATTGGTCACATTTAATACTGATTGGCTTCAGGTCAGCAACGTCACGCAACCCTTTTACTTCTTCTTTAATTTTATCATAAATTGTTTTTTCACAATTTTTCAAAAAGTCTGTAATAAATTTCGGTTCAGAAACTGATGAATTGGGGGTATTGATACATTTAATATTTTTCTGTAATGCTTCAATAGTATATAATGAAATTTTCTTAAACGAATCAGATAATTTTTGAATTTTAACATCCTCTGTTATATCAGAATCATTTATAATCTTATTCATCATTTCCTCTTCCAATTGCAAATTACCATTAGCTGTAACATCTTTATAAGTTAATGGTTTAAACATTATTTCCAGGTCCCCTATTTTTAATGGTTTGTTATAATCCGGACATTTGATATTATCAGATACAACTCTAAGATCAATCTCATAAGGGTCAACAGTTTTACATTCAGGGCAAGTGGAATCAATTTCCATACTATGTCCGGTACTGGCAATTTTTATAGCTATTAATATTGCTGATAAATCATCAGCAGACATTTCCCACGGATTAGTTATTGATGGTATACAGGATTTAACAACGTCTACAATAGCAGATCCGTTCATTAAGGCATCTGGTGTATGATATGTTATTTCATCAATAGACGTCATTGGGTATACTGGTAACTCATTAGTTTCCGGCATAGTTAATGCATCTTTAGGATAAAATTCACCACCAGTTGGTAGTTTCATATGTATTGCTGGTCGTCTAAAATAACCCGATAATGGGTTTTCGTTCATATTTTCATTCATTATTTTTTCCTATAAATAGTTATAAGCATATTTATAAGGAATACACATGGCTGAAAATGAAATTGATCCGCAAATAATAGACGACTTAATGGAAGAGTTTAGACGAGGCACACTTACATCCAGTGAGCTAAATGGAGCCTTGTCTGATATGGTCACTGAAACAACCAGAACATCTAAAGGATTGGATCAATTAGAAAAATCAACATTGGGTGTAGTTGCCGGCGTATCTCAATTTACTAAAACAGTGGCAGGTGGTGATACTTCAATATCAGCAATGTCCCAAACAGTAGCCACTCTTGGTAACGCAATGGCAGATTTACTCAGTGTAGTTCCATTAGTCGGCGGTGTGCTTAGTTCGACAGCCAAGGTTGCCACTGCGGTTTCTGAATTTGCTCTTAAGAAAATGGGTGATAGCTTAGATGCTTTCAGGATGCTAAGTGATGTAGGGGCACTTGGTGTAGATGGTGCCAGACAAATGCGTGAAGAGTTCATTGCGGCTGGTATACCTGTTAAAGAATATTCCGCAATGCTTAAACGAAATGCGGCAGACTTGTCATACATTTATGGCTCGTCAATGAAGGGTAGTGCCGCGTTTGCCAAAACAATGAAAGGCATGATGAAAGGTAGTGATGACTATTTACTAAAATTAGGTTTTTCTTTCAATGCTGTGGCAGATGCTATTGTTGATAACCAGAAATTACAAAGAAGATTAGGACATTACCAAACTATAGACCAACAAAATCTAACCAGTGCTACAAATAAGTATGGTCAAGAATTAGATGAAATTGCTCGTTTAACTGGTCAAAGTAAAGATGACATCAAAAAGCAACGTAGCGCAATGATGAATGATGTCAAATTTCGTGCTTACTTAAACACATTAGATAAAAAACAACAAGCAGTTGTAATGACACAGTATAATATGGCAATGAAGCGTGGCGGTAAAGAAGCCGCAGATCAGTATGCCGCAGTAATGACTGGTTCAATGGCATCAGTCCAAGCACAACAAGCGGCTGTTAATGGTACATCTACGGAAATTCTTAAGTTCAAGAAATCAGTTGAATCTGGTGACACGTCAGTGGCAACATTAATACGCACACACGACGGTATAATAGACGCTAACCGACGTCATGTAACGACGTTCAATACATTATATCAAATGACATCTGATAATATTAAAGCGTTTGGTGATCCTATAAGCCTTTATAATTCTGCCGCAGCCAAGCAATACAAAAATGCTGAAGAAGTAACTAAAATGATCGCCGAAGCCCAGGCCCGCCTGCAAGATCCAAATTCTTATGGCAGTGTGTTAGTGAAGGCGGAAGTTGATATGAAACAAATCAACACCAATTTCGACGCAATGTTTGGTGATAGTAGTATAATACGAGCATCCATTAAGACATTATCTGAAAATATGAACGCAGTTTCCTCAACTATGGCCAGGATTGCTGGCAGTGAAGACCCAACCGCAGAAATAGCTAAAATTATAAAAGAAAAAGGTTCAGAGTTAGGTGGCTTTGTAACAGACGCACTGGCATCATGGAAAAGTAATTTAGGATCAATAACAGACGCATTTATGGAAAAAATGGGTTTTGATAATAAAACGGATTTAGAAAAAGCTAATAGCAGTATTAAAGAAGAGAAAGCTCTCCAGGCTACTCTTGATGAACAGATAACAGATCATAAAAACCGAATAGATGAAATTACTAAAAACGGCACAGGTACTAAAGCAGAAAAGGCCATAAAAATTGCGCCAATACAAATCAGCCTGGATGCCCTCCTTAATAAAAAACTTAATTCAAGATTAAGAGAGGGTCAAAGTGATGATACTAAGGCACACGCCATCTCTAAAGTAGGTATAGCAAAAACGGCAAAACAAAAAGCCGGGGATGAATTATCAAAAAAACAAGATACATCCACCGCCGCAAAGAATGAAGTCCTTAGACTAAATAAACTAAAAAAATTGGGCGCCACATTTGACACAGACGGTACAGAAATTGCAGTGGCCATCAGTAAGGCAAAAGAGGCAGTAACAACTGCACAGAACACTCTGGAAGAGACAGTTACCGCTCACGCAGTAACAGTAAAAGATTTAGTTGACGTAAGAGCTAATGAGTTAAAAATAAAGCAAAACGCAACTGTAGATTATAAGACTGCGTTAGATAAACACAATGGGTTCATGAATGAAGAATCTGATATTCGCAAGGAATATGTAAAGACTTTCAAAGAGTATTCAAAACACGAAACGCAGAAATTAATTGACAGTCAGAAACATTTAACAGGTCCGGACTTCCAAAACGCCACAAAAGAAGCAATATTAGCCACTGTTAAAGCCGCAGAAGAAGCCAAGGCCGCATCTGCCACTAACATACAAGGTCCTAACGCTGAAACCAAGGAAGAGGATACCGCAAAACCTGTACTCACTTCTACAGCAACTAATACAAATGTCACTGATGTAGTTACACCTACTGAACCAACAAATATCAAACAAGAACCTGCGGCTCAACTGGCAAGGGACAACTCGAAGCCCCTAACAAAAGCATCTAAACCTGAAGTTGTTGATGAGACACCGAATAAAAATGCTAACGACCCCCGTGGTGTAGTTGGCAAGAAAAAAACAGAAGAGAATCTTTTAAATAAACATTATCAATCGGATAAACAACTACTTGCACAATTTCGAACGGATAATGCAAAACAACTATCAGGTATATTTTCTGTATTAACAGATATACATAGTGTACTTGACAGTAAAAAAACATTCGGGTAATAAAAAAATACAAATAAATATCATAATAAATAACGTAAACAAGGGTTAAACTAACAATGAGCACATGGCGTAAATATTTCAAAGTAGCAAACACATCAGGAAAAATGAGTCCAATAAGCGGATCATCAGACAATGGGCGACCAATGGCTTTCAGGAATTATCAAAGCAATCTTCCTGAAGTTTATTCAGGACACCCAAATCGGTTAGAGCGTTATAATCAGTATGAAGCAATGGATATGGATTCTGAAATAAATGCGTGTCTTGATATAATTGCTGAATTTAGTACACAACTAAATGAACAATCCAATATAGCATTTAACATTGATTTCAAAGAGCAACCTACTGATAACGAGGTTAAGATATTATCTGGTGAATTATCAAAATGGACTAAATTAAATCAATTCAATAAGAGAATTTTCAAAATCTTCCGGAACACAATCAAGTATGGTGATCAAGTATTTTTACGAGATCCAGAAACGTTTGAATTATTCTGGGTAGAGATGGATAAAGTTACAAGAGTGATTGTCAATGAGTCCAAAGGCAAAGAGCCTGAGCAATATTTCATCAAAGACATCAATCCTAATTTTGAGAATTTATCAGTAGCGGCAAAAACAACAACAGATTTCCAAACACAACCCCCAGGTGGTGGATATACTGCACCGTTTAACTACACTATACCCAATCAACCAAATGGAAATAATGGCCGTTTTACTAACAGCCCGGCAGAAATAGCAGTTAACGCAGAGCACATAGTGCATTTGAGCCTAACGGAAGGGTTAGATTATTTCTGGCCTTTTGGGCAATCAATTTTAGAAAACGTGTTTAAGGTATACAAACAAAAAGAGTTAATTGAAGACGCAATTTTAATTTACAGAATCCAGCGTGCACCTGAACGACGAGTATTTTATATTGATGTTGGTGATATGCCAAGTCATTTAGCAATGGGTTTTGTTGAGCGTGTTAAAAACGAAATTCATCAACGCAGAATTCCATCACAAAGTGGTGGTGAGAATATGTTAGATGCGAGTTACAATCCAATGTCGATGAATGAAGATTATTTCTTCCCACAAACAGCATCAGGACGTGGCTCCAAAGTTGAAACTCTACCAGGTGCTGACAACCTATCAGACATCGATGATTTGAAATATTTCAATAATAAATTAGCCCGTGGTCTGCGTGTACCAAGTTCATATTTACCAACTGGTCCTGACGATAGTCAAGCAACGCATAATGATGGTCGCATGGGTACAGCGTTGATTCAAGAATTTAGATTCAATCAATATTGTGAACGTATACAATCAACAATAGCAGATCAACTTAACAATGAGTTCAAGACATATCTAAAGTGGCGTGGTATTGATATTGATGGTGCGCTATTTGATATAGAATTCAACCCTCCACAGAACTTCGCAAGTTATCGTCAAGCAGAGTTAGATTCTGCGCAAGTATCAAACTTCACAACAATGCAAGACATTCCGTATTTGTCAAAACGGTTTGCCATGACACGCTTTTTAGGATTGTCTGAAGAAGAAATGCTCGAAAATGAAAAAATGTGGAGAGAAGAGAATATCAAAGACACTAACATTCAAGCAAGTGGTACAGATTTACGTGGTGTGGGTGTTAGTCCTGGGGATTTCTCGGTTGATGAGGATGCCATGACAGACTTCGATGATGATCTTGGAGATTTAGACGATATTGATACCTCAGGCGATGGTGAAGAAATATCATCTGATGAGTTATAAACATTTAATTTTTAATAAATAATGTTAACATAAAATAGGAATTTATTAACATGGCAAATACAATATTACATAAAAGAAGTGACACAGCAAGCTCAACACCTCCAGGTAGTTCATTAACCCTTGGTGAATTGGCACTAAACACCGCCGACGGTAAAGTGTTTATGAAAA